GTTCTAGAGGTGTCGCTGCTGGTTCAGCAGGTGCTTCTCCAAAATTAATTTGATTTAAAACATCTGTACCATTTTCTTCGTCTTTAATCTTAATATAATCTTTTAATATTTCTCTAGCATCTGTATCTGGATTAATATCTGATAATTCTTTTAATATATCATTTAATTCTTTATCATCAATTATACCTTTTAAACTTTCAATCGCATTAGTACCATCCGTTCCGACAGGAAGTTCTTGTGCAACTAGTTCATTTAGTTTTTCAATAGCAGCAGTTTGTGCTTCTTGATTTTTACTAAAGATATCTTCGCTTTCACCTAAAATGTAATTAAGTGCTTGTTCGTATTGACTTTCTAAATTTAATTCTGAAATTCTATAATTAAATGTTGATTCTTCTGTTTGAGATAATAAATCATCTAAATTAACTTCTTTAACTGGTAAAGAATTTTCGTCTACTAAATTGTAGATGTAAGGAAAAACATTTTTTAATTCTTCATTAAATGTTTTAATAGTCAGACGTTCGATCCAATCGTTAACTATTTCTTCTGGAATTTCTTGTGTTTCTTTTTTCGTAAAACTTTCTACAAAAGATTCATAATGTGATTTTTTCTGTAAATCGTGAATCTCTTGTTTAATTTGATCTATTCTTTCTAAAACTTTTTCATTAATGGTGTTCATAGCTTCTGCCACCATTGGAGTTCTTGTTACATAGTTTTTAAATTTTCTTAAACTACCTAATTCTTCGCTTAAACTAATAACATGTTTTCCTAAATCATCGTACGGAGTGCCACCATGTGCAATGTGCTGTGCTAAAGCTCGGGCTCCATTTAGATGTTTGTGTGGATATAGAAATCTTTCTCCATGAGAATTTTCTACATAAATGCTTTCAATATGCATTGTTCTACCAGCAGGGATATTAAGATTCACGGGCTGGCTATGTCTAATAATAAGCCTAGTTTCTCCTAAATCTTGATAACTTGTTTTGTTATTTCCCCATAACTTACTTTCACTCATTGCCATATCTCCCTGCTTTTTCGAAGCCAAATATTCATAATCTCGTTTATCTAAATTACTTTTAGAAATGTCTCGGATCTCAAATTGTAAAAACTTTTTCTTACCAAATTCTCGCAATTCTTTTAAAAAATTGAACCATTGAGTTTTAACATTAGAACCTTGATCATCTATAAGATCATTACTAAAAATAACTACTAGTCCGTCCTTATCGCTTAGATCGATATCTACGCTACCCAATACTTGATTTTTAACTTTAAAGTCAAAACTAAAACTTCGGGCTAGTTCCTCAGTATCTGTAGGATCGCCCTTTTCGTCCTTCATTGAAATTTGTGGAAATTGAGTTCTAATTTTTCCAAAAAGTTCGCTAGCTATTAAATTAAGATTTTTATCCATACTGATATTTATCCGAGTACTGATGAAACGAAAATGGGCATTGGAGGCTCGAAATCCTCGTCGACACCGTCGCTTGTACTGTAAGAATCAAACACTCTGCTGTCCCAATCTGCTAGAATTTCGCTCATACGTACAATTAATAAACAAGCACTGACTAAATCGTCCCAATCGCCCTCTTTGGCTTTAAATGTTATTCCAGAAGCTACATAGGATTTAAGTTCAGAAATAAGAGGCTTACTATATAATTTCATTTTACCTGATTCTATTAAGTATTTTAATCTCGCGGCGGCTGAAATTTTAGTTTTGTGTGTAGTATTAAACCCTTTTCTAAACTTTCTAACATGCCCTTTTCTTATGGGTTCGCTGACAAATAATCCTGGGAAGTTTTCTTCGCCTATATCTCTAATACACACTAGTCCTGCTTCGCCCACAGTATTATTTTCAATACTCCAGTAGATATTACTAGAATTCTCAGATCCAACAGACTCTTCAATATATTTTAAGATTTCTTTTAGAATTCTAATCTGTCCTTGTATAGGTGTATAATTGTGCTGCCATTCAGCTACTTGAACAAAGTTAGGTAATTCAAATACCTGTATACCTGCACTATTTCCTCCGGTTCCTAATGCGGGATCTAAAGCTACAGCATAGATAAAGTCTTTGCTAGGTTGTTTATACCATCGAGTTTGACCCATGTTCATAATAGGAGCTTTACCTTCTAACCCAGCTAAACAGATGCTATTAACTAATGTCTCGTCATAAACTAAAAATTCGCAATTGTATTCTCGTCTAAATCTTTCTTCGCCAATTCTACTTCTTTCCTGTGTTGCCCATGCGTCATCTCTATCTGGATGCTCGCTCCAAAGACATGTGAACGGAAAGAATCCATTAATTCCTACTTCTTGTTCATTGCCGTATTCGTCAAATTTTTTATTTGCTTCTTTCCATATATTAGCAAACGTATCTTCATCGCTATTAGGTGTACTGGTAATAATTGCCTTACCACCTGTTGCCAGTGTCGGCGATATAGAAGTCCAAAACTCATCAGCGATGTTTGGAGGAACAAACGCAAACTCATCACAATACAGTAGCGAGATACTCATACCACGACCAGTATTACCAGTAGTTGTAGTTGATATAATACGACTACCGTTGTCGAACTCAATGCTGCCTTTGTTATAATTAATTACGCCGCAGCGAATATGGTCCGGACACAGCTCATATGCATAACGCACACGTTGCATGATTTCCTGCGAGCCTGTATATTTGTGTGCAGAGATTAGAATGGTCTGGTCCGGGTGAAACATTGCATACCACAATAAGTATCCTGCTGCACAAGTTGTCTTACCCATCTGACGGGGTAACATATTAATATTAAACCTGTGTCCGTGATATGCATCTAGTAATCTATTTTGATATTCAAAAGGCTCGAACAGCATCTTACCTTTTACAGGATGCTGAATATAAAAGAAATTATTACAAAAATAATGATATCCCTGGCTGTCATCAGCACACTGTAGCAAATCTTGAATTTGCAATTCAGTAAAGGATTCTTTTGTATGTGCCTTTTTAGTTAAGACACCATCTAAACTTTTACTTGCCATACTCTTATTTACAATAAAAAAGCGGGCTCAGGGCCCGCTTTGAATGCACGAATGCATATTATTGATTCTTAATATTATTATAAAGAGTGTCTAGTCTATTTTTGATACCTTCTAATGCCATGGGATTATCGCCCCTGTAAGGTTTGTCACTATAGCTATCTTTAGGCTTGTGTAAATCGTCGCCCGTATCTATTGGGAAATTATCTGTGCCCATTGCTACGTCTGGACTATTGGCATATTCATCGCCTAACATCGGCTCTTTTTTCATTATGGATAATCCAGGCATTACGATATCATCGTCATCATGTGAATGATCATGATCGTCAGCACCTTGCTCTAAATTGCGAAGAATGTTCATTAAATCTCTGATGCCGCCACTACCTGAACCATTCATGCTGACATTCATACTGACATTGTCTTGTTGTTTGCTCATAGAAGGCATACTCATAGGACCCATGCCGCATTCGTCCATTTCTTGTTGAACTTCGTCTGCGAGCTGATCTAAAGACTCATCTTTTTTATTCATAGCTTGTTTGATAGCCTTATCTCTTGAACCCATGTATTCATCTTTACCTGATTCAATTTCGCCATCGCCGTCATAGTCTTGTTTTGCTTTTTCTGACTCTTGTACTGGCTGATCTAATTCAGCTATGCGAGCCATTAATTCTTGAAAGTTCATGTTATTTTCCTTTTCTTGGGTCAGGATTACCTTTTTGACCGGTTAATACACTTTTAGATGTTTCACTTTTAGCAGATGCTGCTACTTTTTCTTTAGGTGCAGATTTAGCTAAAATTTTGTCATTAACACCTTTGTATTGTGTAGGTTGCGAATCTTTACTTGCTTTAGATAACTCTTTTAAAAGACTGCTAATTTTTTTATCACCTACTGTATCTTGATAATTTTCTTTTTGATAATCTTGATTTAATAATGCTTCTTTTTTATCAGAATTTAAATGCTCAGTGTTTAATTCAATTTCGTCTTCTTCTTTAAGACTTCTGACTCTGATACAACAAGCATCTAGTCCAGTCTGCTCTGACATATAAGCAGTTAGTACTTGACTAGTAGTTGGATAATCTAGCTCAACATCAAATACAGTCATTTGAGTGTTTTCTAATGTAGGGAAATCTAATAATTTAGGCTGAATAGGAGTAGTTTTGCCCTTGTTAAAACTAGAAACTTTGTACTTTTCTAGTGCGGCTTTCATAGTGTCTTCAATGTGCTCGGGAAGATCACCCGCAATTTTTATCTTAAAAGGATACTTCTTTTCTTCTAAACTTTCAATTAGATAGTCT